ATAGAAATGGTAATTATACGGCTTTTTATGTGGCAGAGCCATTTAATGAAAATAATTTAGGTGCGATGTCTACACCAGATTTTGTTTATTACAATTTATTAAGAGCGTGGAAAGGAGCAGATAGTACATTTCCATTTAATGATTCACACGATAAAACCTATAATGTTAGAGATGGAAGTGATTGGGAAAAAACTTTAAAACCACGTTTGCACGAACGATTGAATAACTCTAAGAATATTATTTTATTCTTGAGTAGTAATACAAAGAATAGCACTGCTTTAAGAGAGGAAATTGACTATGGAATTAACACAAAAGGTCTTCCGGTTATTGTGATTTATCCAGAATATGATAAGAAAAGTGATATTATTGATGCCAATGGAAATTTTAAGAAACAAATAATTAATTTGTGGGATAAATTACCTAAATTCCGAGATAGCATGAGTAATGTAGCTACATTACATATTCCTATGAAGAAAGATATCATTCTTCAAGCGTTGAGCAATAGTAAATTTGTTATTAATACTATGACAACGGCAGGGAGTTACTATTATAAGATTTAGTAGGAGGTAGAAATAATGACTCATTATAGAACAAGGACTTACATAGCAGGTGATTGGGATCATGACAAGGACGCTGTGGATCAGCTTCACAAATGGAATGATAGCAAATATTGGAGTCTTTCATTTACGGATGCACATGATTTAACATCAGCCAATGATAATAGCTTGAATTGTAGTATTAAGTCTTCATTGAAAACCCGCATGGATGTCTCAAAGACATTTGTCCTTATTGTTGGTGAACATACAAACTCTGTTACTGCTGGTAGTTGCCAATGGTGTGGTAGTTATAACAGTTATACTTATCATTGTGCAAAAGGGTACAGTGTAGATTATCGCAGTTACATAAAGTATGAATGCGATAAGGCCATCGAAGCAGGTATAAAAATTGTTGTTCTTTATAAATCAACAAAAGTTGAAAGAAGTAAATGTCCAGAGGATGTAAGGTGGGAAGGAACCCATGCTACCATGGTTTATAAAGGTGATGATGAGAAGTATTACTGGGACTATCAATCTGTAAAAAAAGCATTCGATGCATAAATGAGAATATTCAAAGTAGGCACCTTTTAGCAGAAATCCTATACAATTTAGCGATAATAAAATCAATAAACCTATTGAAAAAGTCGCTAAATTGTATCAATATTTAAGTTATTAGACAACGATTATATATAGGTTATTGTATAAATAGTTTATATGTAGTCAGAGGGAAGATTTTATATTGTGGGGAAAAGCTTTAATATAGTTGATTAAAGTTGATTATATTAAGGTTCCAACTTATGATATAGGGTCGAGCTAAAATTATATGAGGTGTTGAGATGGTTATATATAGCCGAGAGGTTATATACAGTTGTGTAGATATTTTATATAGTCGAGGAAACCATCATTATAGGTAATGAACTGCTTTATTATGGTGGAAACATCATAATAAGGTGATATATGTTATCTATAATGGTGCAACTTAGATTATTATGTGCTCTATTATATAAGAACTATAAGTGGATTTTTAATTAAATTCCTTATAGTTCTTTTCTATTTTCTCTTTTTGGCACATATAAAAATAAAATTCTTTTATTTTTATTAAATTAAAAGGCAGCTTTAGTGCTGCCTTTATTTGAAGGAGGAAAATGAATTATGGCATTAATTGAAAAATATAAATTAATACAAGCATTTGAACCAAGGACAACAAATGCTGCAATAACAAGTAATTATGTAACTTTAAAGAATGCTATTACAGCAACAATTGTTATAAATTTAGCTCAAACAGTAGGGCATACAACACAAATATCTTTATATCAAGCACAGGATATAGAAGGGACAGGTGCAAAGCCTTTAGCAAATGATGTCCCTATACTTGCAAATGAAGATGTTTCAGCAAGTGATACATTAGTAAGGCAAGCAGATGGAGTAAGCTATACTGTAGCTAATACTGCAAAAAACAAGCAGGTGATATTTCATGTAGATCCAGCCAAACTTGATGTGAATAATGAGTTCTGCTGTTTAAATGTGAGAATTGGAGCTAGTTCACAGGCTGCAAACTTTGCAAGTGGTGAATTTATATTAGAGAATAAATATGCTCAGGATGAACCACCTTCTGCAATAACTGATTAAAATTTGGGAGCCGCGTAGGCTCTTTTGTTTTGGAGTGATTTTATGGCGTTAAAAATTATAATACCACCTGCAGTTGAACCTATAACTTTGGAGGAAGCAAAACAGCATTTAAGAATAACCGGTAGTGATGATGATATCATTTTACTCAGCATGATTAAGCAGGCTAGAGAATTTTGCGAGGATTTTCAAAACAAAAAATACATTACTCAAACTTTAGAATTGGTCCTTGACAGTTTTCCAAAGGATAACTATGTTTCATTTGAAAACTCTTCACCGGTTCAAAGAGTAGAAAGTGTAAAATACTATGATACATGTGGACAGGAATATATATTTGATTCAAGTAATTATATTGTTGATACAGACAGTTTTGTTAATAGAATAGTCCTTGGATATTGTAAGTTGTGGCCAACTATATCATTACAGACTGTGAATGCTGTAAGAGTAAGATTTACAGCTGGATTTGGAAATACAGGAGTAGATGTACCTGAAACAGTTAAATGGGCAATGATCCTTCACATGAGACTTCTCTATGATGATTATAAACCAGATGAAAGAACAAAAATTGAAGAAGCAAGGAATTCATTACTAAGTATGAATAGAGTGATACCAGTATGAGAACGGAAGAATTGAAACACAAAATAATCTTTCAAAAACTTACAACAGATACAAATGAAAATGGATTTGAAGTTGAGGTATGGGAGGATTACTCAACTGTTTGGGCGGCAGTATCAAATCTGATTGGAAGAGAATATTTTGCAGCTGCAGCTGTGCAGGCAGAGAAAACTGTTAAATTTACTATAAGGTATCTGCAGGGTATAACAGATGATATGAGGATATTATTTGAAGACAAGCAGTACAATATAACTTTCATAGATAATATCAAATATAGAAATAAATATGTAGAAATAAAAGCTTTGGAGGTTGAGAATAGTGGCTAATATAGAACTTACAGGCGTAGATGAAATAATAAACAAGCTTCAGCAGATAGGTTCAAATGTAGGAAGACTTGAAAATAAAGCATTAAAAAATGCAGCAGAACCTGTACTTGAAGATGCAAAGGCAAATGTCCCTGTGAGGACTGGGAAGTTAAAAAAAGCGCTTAAGATAACCAATGTTAAAAAGAAGGAAGGGGTAAAGTACATTCTTGTAGGTGTGGATAAAGGAGATAATTCAGAAATATTTTATGGAAAGTTTGTTGAATTTGGAACCAGTAAGAGAACAGCACATCCTTTTCTCCAGCCAGCCTATGAGAAGAATAAAGATGATATAAAGAGAATCATAGCCCAAACTTTGAAAGAGGGACTGAAGTGATAAATAGTTTAATACTTGAAGCTTTAAAACCCCTTAAAGTGCCTGTTTCATTTCAGAAATACAAAGGAAAGGAAAATACCTATATAACATTTTTTAATTATCTAGAACAGGGTGAGCAGTATGCTGATAACGAGGAAAAAGAAACAGGATATTATATCCAGGTGGATGTATGGAGTAAAAATGATTACACAGAGCTTGTAGAAAAAGTAAAAAATGCTATGAAAGCCGCAGGATTTATGAGAACTTCTGCGGCTGATTTATTTGAAGAAGACACTAAAATATATCACAAAGTAATCAGATTTTCGTATTTATCTGAGTAAAGAGGAGGTAATAATTTATGGGAGGAATAGTCAACAGTGCTCCTATAGGAGTGGAAAATTTAGTTTATGCAATTTTAACAGATGAAACTACATTAACTTATAGTTCACCAACGCTGATATCACCTGCAATAAATGTAAAGATAAATCCAAAGAGCAATTCAGATACATTGTATGCTGACAATAGGGCAGTAGAAACAGTTACATCTTTAGGAGAAATAGATGTAGAAATTGAAACACAGGATTTGCCACTTGAAGTACAGGCGGCACTTCTTGGACATACCCTTGATTCAACAAGTAAAGTGATGTGCTCGAATGTTCAAGATTCAGCACCATATGCTGCTGTAGGTTTTAAAATTAAAAAGGCTAATGGAAAGTACAGATACGTATGGCTTCTCAAAGGAAAATTCAGCGAACCTGAAGAAGAACACTCATCTCAGGAGGATAAGACAAAATTTCAAACACCTAAAATTAAAGGTACATTTTTAACAAGAACAGATGGTAAGTGGAAATATACAGCTGACGAAGATAGTGGATTTACAGGTGGGGCTGCATGGTTTAATAGTGTGTATAGTCAAGCAGCAATACCAGCAGCACCAACAAATCCAGTACAAGATGATACAGCTAATACTTTTGGATGGACAAATGTAAGTGGATATAACAGTGCATCAGATTACGAGTACAGCACAGATGGAGGGGCAGCATGGTCAGCAGCAACAGCAAACCCACAAAGTGTTGGAAATAGCAGTTATGCTGTAGGAAAAGTACAGGTAAGGGTAAAAGCAGATTCGGCAACAAGTAGATCATCAGGACTAGCATTAAGTTCAACTTCAGCATATACAGCAGGTTAATTTATCCGATAAGTAAGATTCGTTGATAGGGGGTATAAACTGTGGAGATAGTATTAAACAATAAAACCTATGTAATGCCTAAAGTTAAAACAAGGATGCTGAGAAAAGCCATTGAAATTAATGAAAATATAGATTTTAATAACATGAAGACAAAAGATTTAGATGGACTTGTGGATTTTATAGTAGAACTATACGGTAATAAATTTACCAGAGATAATTTTTACGATGGTCTTGATGCAGATAAACTTATAGAAACCCTCAATAACAGTATAAATGGAATAGTAGGAAATCTAGGAAACAAGTTAAAGGAATTCCCAAACAAGTAAGCGGAGGCAGTGATGAAAAGCTGTCTCCGCTTGATTTTATAAAGGAGATTTATTCTAAACTTCTAGAGCAGGGATGGACACTAAATGATGTTGATGAAATGGATATATTTTTTTACTTTGATATTTTGATTTACAGGGCAAATAAGAAATATAAGCAGAATTTAGATGCCGTTTTAAATATATTGTAAAGAAGGTGGGGGAGTGGCAGAGGAACTTGGAAGTTTAGCTGTAAAAATAGGACTTGATTCAAGTGGTTTCCAAAATGGTATAAGTAGTATTAATAGAAGTCTTAGAGTTCTTGACAGCGAGTTTAAAGCTAATACTGCAGAGAGCCTTTCTAAACAAATGGAACTTCAAAAGCAAAAAGTAAGTACGCTAGAACAAGCTTATACTAAAAGTGCCGAAACAAAAGGAAAAGACAGTAAAGCAACACAAGACCTTGAGATAAAATTGAATAAGGCAAAACAGGCTCTCTCACAGATGGAAAATGAACTTTCTAAGGCAAACAAAGAAATAGAACTGCAAAGCAGCAGGTGGGGTACCCTTGGGAAAAGTTTTGATACCCTTGGAAGTAAGATAAAGCCAATAGGCCAATCAATATCTGGTGTAGGACAAAAGCTAACGCTGGGAATAACTACACCTTTAATTGGGATAGGTACTGCTGCTGTAAAAACAGGAATGGATTTTGAAGCACAGATGAGCAGGGTCAGTGCTATAAGTGGTGCTGCAGGAAGTGATTTTAAAAAATTAAATGACCTTGCATTAAAACTTGGTGCAGACACTGCATTTTCAGCAGGTCAGGCGGCAGAAGGTATGGAAAATTTGGCTTCAGCAGGTTTTAATACAAATGAAATTATGGAAGCAATGCCGGGTATGCTTGATTTAGCTGCGGCAGGAGGTGTAGAAATATCAGAAGCTTCTGATGTTGCAGCTTCTGCCCTTAGAGGTTTTGGACTTGAAGCAGGTCAGGCAGGTCATGTATCAGATGTGCTGGCACAGGCGGCTAGTGCTACAAATGCTGGAATATCGGATATGGGTTCGGCCTTAAAATATGCGGCACCCCCAGCTCATGCACTTGGGTTAAGCATAGAAGAAGTAAGTGCAGCTATAGGTGTAATGAGTAACGCAGGTATTAAAGGTGAAACAGCAGGAACTACTTTAAGGGGGGCATTAACAAGACTTGCAAGTCCATCAAAAGAAGCAGCCACATTAATGGAAAAGCTTGGTTTTCATGCTTTTGATGATCAGGGTAAAATGTTC